ACAACTACTAGTTGAAGACTTGGTGATTGAGGCCATGCAACAGTATGGCATGGACGTGTTTTATCTACCACGATCTAGTGCAGACCCGAATGGTGCAGACCCTTTGTATGGTGAAGACCCACTAAAACAATATAAAACTGCATTTCCAGTTGAGGTCTACTTGGAAAATGTTACGGGTATGGATGGTGAACAAGACTTTATTTCTAAGTTTGGTCTTGAGATTCGGGACGAGTTAACACTATTAATTTCTCGCCGTAGATTTAAATATGCCTCTGGTGCCACAAACTATAGTATACCTAGACTTGGTGACTTAGTTATTAACTCTGGACCAAAACGACCAATGGAAGGTGATTTAATTTACATTCCAATGATGCAAAACTTTTTTGAAGTAACGTTTGTTGAACATGAAAATGACCAAGCAATGTTTTACACATTAGGTCGTGGACGTGGTGGTAACGTTTATGTTTATGCATTAAAACTCAAACAGTTTGTATTATCTGATGAGTTAATTCAAACTGGCCACACAGAGATAGATGAACAAGCATTTGATTCATACAAGAGAACACGTTTGGACGTACCTATCAACGGCACAGGCAAATTTACAGTTGGTGAATTCGTTTACCAAGGCAACTCTTTGGCAACTGCCAATGCGGTGGCCACGGTGCATACAACAGTTCCTGGTCGACACTTAGATGTGGTTAATGTCAAAGGCCAGTTTACAGTTGGTGTGACCATTATTGGTGCAACAAGTGGTGCAACATGGGCATTAGAAACTGCAGCAGACGATATGCCAACAGACAGTGTGTTTGAAGATGTTGCCGATAATAATATTATTCAAGATGAAGCTGGCGACATACTCGACTTCACTGAACATAACCCATTTGGTGAACCTTAATGCTAGGTAATGCACATTTCTATAACAGAACCATACGAAAAGTTGTCGTAGGTTTTGGTACTCTGTTTAACGACATTCAGTTGATTCGTTACACCAGAGATATGGCTACTGAAGTCGAAAGATTTAAAGTGCCTTTATCTTATGGTGCCAAAGAAAAATACTTAACTCGTTTGGCCTCCGATCCAGAATTAACAAAATCCATTGCAATAACTTTACCTAGAATTTCATTTGATATGGTGGGTATGTCATATGATTCTAGTCGCAAAGGTGTTACTACTAACCGAAACTTTTCAGTTGGTGCAAATAACAGTTCACTAAAGTCACAATACGGACCAATACCATATAACTTTGATTTTAACTTATCTGTCTATGTTCGTAATACGGAAGATGGTGCTCAGATTATGGAACAAATACTTCCATTCTTTACACCAGATTTTACTGTAACGATGGATTTTATTCCTGGTATGGATCAAAAGTACGACATGCCAATTATATTAAATTCTGTATCGACAACTACAGATTATGAAGGTGATATGATGAGTACTCGTTTGATTCTATGGGACTTGACATTTACTGCCAAAGCATTCATTTGGCCACCAGTTAAGTCTAGTGAGATGATTACAACATCTACTGCAAACACATACTTGAACTTTGCCAATTCTGCAAATGGTGATATCATCACATCAAATACATTTACACAGAACTCAATTATAGCTTCAGCACAGACTAGACCAAGTCCAAACACTGCTGGTCCAGATGATGAATATGGATTTGCAGAAACTATTACTTACTTTTAATTATGAAAAAATTAGATGAAAATCTTTCTCAGTTATTAGAGATTGACCCATTAGAATCCACTGGTCAGTTAGTACACACTGACTTAACACCAGATATTGCTGATGATGCTGAGTTTGCTCGTCAAAACATACGTGAAATGATTACCAAAGGTAATTCTGCAATGGACACATTGATTCACGTTGCCAAAGACACTCATCATCCAAGAGCATTCGAGGTTGTGGCCACGATGCTTAAGAATATGTCTGACCTAAATAAAGACCTAATGGAAATTCAAAAACGTAAAAAAGACTTGGCACCAAAATCTATGAGTGATAAATCAATGAACATAGATAAAGCTGTGTTTGTTGGTTCAACCACAGAATTGGTAAAGTTTTTAAAGTCAAATAAAGAGAAATAATATGGATCAATTAATTCAACAACTGAAAGTAATATTAGGTACAAATTTTGCCTTGTATTTTAAGACTCACGGGTTTCACTGGAACGTAGAAGGATCGGACTTCTCAGAATATCACGATTTCTTTGGTGAACTATACACTTCTATATTCAATAATACCGATTTAATTGCAGAGAAGATTCGTATGTTGGATTCATATGCACCAGGTTCTTTGTTGAGAATGTTAGAGTTGGCTGACTTAGAAGAATCAGTAATTATTCCTTCTCCAATTTCAATGTTGGCAGAATTGAAAAGAGATAACGATAGATTAATTGTTCATTTACGTGCAGGTATTGTGGCTGCTGACCAAGCAGGAGAACCAGCTGTTGGTAATTTTCTGCAAGACTTGTTAGACCAACATCAAAAACATGCATGGATGTTAAGAAGTTTTATTAAATAATGATTGACGCAGGTGGTTACCTCGGCAACGCAAACTTAAAACGAACTGGTGTAGAACTATCTTACACCGAAGAACAAGTTGCCGAGATTATAAAATGTACTGAAGATCCAGTTTACTTCATTAAGTCATACGTTAAAATTGTTAACGTTGACCATGGCCTTGTGCCTTTCAAAATGTGGCCATTCCAAGAGGACATGGTACGAACATTCCATGAAAATCGATTCTGTATTGCAAAGATGCCACGTCAGGTTGGTAAAACAACCACGACTGTAGGTTTTATGTTATGGTCGATTCTATTCCAAGACGATTACAGTATTGCTATTCTTGCCAACAAAGGTTCACTTGCACGTGAAATTTTAGGTCGTGTGCAATATGCATATGAATACTTACCACTTTGGTTGCAACAAGGTATCATTACTTGGAACAAAGGTAATATTGAATTAGAAAACAAATCAAAGATTGCGGCCTTTGCAACATCAGCATCTGGTGTCCGAGGTGGTTCTTATAACTTAATTTTCTTGGACGAATTTGCGTTCGTTCCAAAGAACATGGCTGATGAGTTCTTTACATCAACATATCCCGTTATCTCATCTGGTAAGACTACCAAAGTTATTATTGTTTCTACCCCATATGGACTGAACCACTTCTATAAGATGTGGGTTGATGCAACAGAGAAGCGTTCGACCTATAAACCATTGGAGGTTCATTGGTCACAGGTGCCAGGACGTGATGCCGCATGGAAAGAAGAGACCATACGTAACACATCAGAAGAACAGTTCCGACAAGAGTTTGAGACAGAGTTTATTGGTTCATCGGCAACATTGATCTCTGGTTCTAAATTGAGGTCACTGGCATTCTTTGACCCATTGAAACAAGAAGATTGTTTAGATATCTACCAAGACCCAATACCAGGACACCTATACATTGGTTGTGTGGATTGTTCTGAAGGTGTTGCACAAGATTACTCAACGATTAATATACTTGATGTGTCTCAAGTTCCATACAGGCAAGTTGCCAAATATCGAAACAATAAACTACCATTGTTATTTTTACCTACAGTTGTTTATGCATTATGTAAAAGATACAATACAGCATTTGCATTGATTGAGACTAACAATATTGGCCAACAGGTCGTAGACATTCTCCACTATGATCTGGAATATGAGAACATATATAAGCTAGAACACCATCATATTAAAGGACAATCAATTTCAGGTGGTTTCAAGCGTTCTACATCATTCGGTATCAAGACCACAAAATCAGTCAAAAAGATTGGTTGTGCCAACTTGAAGACCTTGATTGAAAATGACAAGTTAATTATCAATGACTTTGATACAATTGCCGAACTTAATACGTTTGTGCGAGTTCGAGACAGTTATGAGGCAGAAGAAGGTAACAACGATGACTTAGTTATGGGTCTGGTGTTATTCTCTTGGTTAACTGCACAGAGTTATTTTAAAGAAGATACCAATATTGACATCCGTAAAATGATGTTAGAGGAACAAAATATGTTAGGTGACGAAGATTTGGCACCAGTAGGTATCATTGACGATGGCAGACCAGAACCAGTAATTGATTCTGGTGGTACAGTATGGCAAGATGATGTTAGAGGCCGAGGTTATATATCCTCAAATTTTTAAAAACATAAATACAACATACATTAAAAAAATAATTCAGCCCTTAAAAGGAGATTAAACCATGGCTTTTCAATTATCACCAGGCGTGAATGTTTCAGAAGTTGACCTTACAACAGTTGTGCCTTCCACAGCAACAACTATTGGTGGTTTTGCCGGAAATTTTAACTGGGGACCAGTGAATGAGATTATCACAATTAGTAATGAAGTCCAATTAGTAGAAATATTCGGTAAACCAGACAGCAACACCGCAACATCATTCTTCACCGCAGCAAACTTTTTACAATATGGTTCAGATTTGAGAGTTGTTCGTTCAGTAGGTTCTACAGCGAATAACGCAACAAACATTGGAACACCTGTAAGAATTCTTAACAAAACAAACTATGAACAAAACTTTGCAGCAGGAAACAATTCTATTCAATGGGCATCAAAGTATCCAGGTTCACTAGGTAATGCACTACGTGTTTCGATGGCTGACGCCAACGTTGCAACAGGTTGGACATACTCAGGTGAATTCAGTACAACACCTACTACATCCACATATGCATCCAGAGCAGCAGCTTCAAATGACGAAATTCACATTGTTGTTGTTGACATGACAGGTGCAATTACAGGTACAGCAAATACAGTTATTGAAAAATTTGGTTTTGTTTCTAAAGCAGGCGATGCTAAGAATACAGACGGTTCTTCAAACTACTATAAAGACGTTATCAATAGCAAATCTAAGTACATTTGGTGGATGGGTCACCCAGACACTGGTACAAACTGGGGTCAAACTGCTATTCAAGTAGCAACAACTGGTGCTTACAATGGCTTGGCAGTCAATAACTTTGACTTGTCTGCAGGTAAAGATACTGCACCAACTGCAGGTAACAGAAACACATCTTATGATTTGTTTAACAATGTTGACTCTGTTGATGTTTCTCTATTGATGGCCGGTGAAACTGCAGATGATGTAGTACCGGACAGACTAATTTCTATTGCCGAGTCACGCAAAGATTGCATGGTGTTCATTTCTCCACCACTAACTGCTGTATTGAATAACTCAGGTTTAGAAGCATCAACTGTTAAAACTTATCGTGATACTATTACATCTTCTTCATACGCAGTTATGGATTGTGGATGGAAATATCAATACGACAAGTACAATGACATATATCGTTGGTTGCCATTGAACGGTGATATTGCCGGTCTATTGGTTAGAACTGACGTTGACCGTGACCCATGGTTCTCACCAGCTGGTTTGAATAGAGGTCAAGTTAAGAACGTTGTTAAGTTGGCATGGAATCCAACCAAAGCCGAAAGAGATTCATTGTACAATTCAGGTATTAACCCTGTTGTAACCTTCCCAGGTGAAGGTACTGTATTGTTCGGTGATAAGACTCTATTAAACAGACCAGAAGCAATGGACAGAATTAACGTTCGTAGATTGTTTATTGTACTAGAGAAAACAGTTGCTCGTGCTTCACGTTCTTCGTTGTTTGAATTCAACGATGAATTTACACGTGCTCAGTTTGTTAACTTGGTTGAACCGTATTTACGTGAAATCCAAGGCCGCCGTGGCATCTATGACTTCCGTGTTGTTTGTGATACTACAAATAATACACCGGAAGTCATCGACCGCAATGAGTTTGTTGGTGACATTTATGTCAAACCAGCCCGTTCCATCAACTTCATCCAACTAAACTTTGTTGCAGTCCGTACTGGTGTTGCATTCAATGAAATCGTTGGACGATTCTAATAAATAGAGAGATAGGAGAAAATTAAATGGCATTTAATATTAACGAATTCCGCTCTCAAATGCAGGGTGATGGTGCGAGACCAAACCTCTTTGAGGTAACCATGCCTTTTCCGGCATTTGCTTTACCTGGTAATGCACAAACGAAATTATCATTCATGTGTAAGACCGCACAACTTCCAGGTTCTACTGTTGGCACTGTGCCTGTTCAATACTTTGGCCGTGAGTTGAAGTTTGTGGGC